GCCGGGTCAGTTATCTGACGGCGCGATGATTACGCGCTCACTTGTCAAAAATCTTCACCTGCAAAAAAGCGGCCCGGTGGCCGCTTCTTGTTTTGCCTTCGTGAATGAGGCGCTAGCCCGTTTGCATGACGAACGGGCCGCGCGCTTTGGCGCCTGCGTTCGGCCTGTTTTGGAAATGCGCCGTGACGCGCTGCTTGACCGATTCGTGGTCCGGGTGGTCCTTGTTGAAGTAGGCAGGCGACTTCATAAGGCTTTCAACTTCGGTCGCTGAGATACGCTGCTGCGCTGGATGGTCCCCGGTGCGCAGTTCAGGCGCCAGGGTTTGCAGGATCTTGACGATGCGCGGATCGTTAATCGCCGGCGGCAGCACGACGCCATCGGCGAGCTTAAGTGGTGATGTAAATGCTTCAATGGAAATGCCGGTCTTGGCTGACAGCGCCGCCACCGCGCCTTGCACCGCATTGAACGCGACCGCTTGATCGCTGTCGTTGGACCATCCATTTTGCGCCATGTACGACTTGGTGGCCGCGTCACGCTCTGCGGCATTGGCCAGCACCATTGTGTCTGCCAAACCTAACGCTTTTTCCAGTGCCCACTGCATCTGCTTGTTGTTGAGCCCTTGCGCGTGCGCGTCTTGAATCAGCTGCTTGGTTTCCGTGTCGCCCACGAATTCATTCCATGCGGTTTCGTCGACTTCGGCCGGCGCTGCCAGCTTGTAATCTTCCGGCTTATCCGGGCGCGCTTCATCGCTGCCCAGCTTCTTAACCAGCGGCGCATAGGCTTCTGCCTGCTTGCGAATACTCGCGGCTTCATCGAGCGAGCCGTCTGCCTTTTTGACGTGATACTTGGATTGCAGCCAGTCCATCGCATTGGCAGCGGGTTGGCCCGGTGCGGCGCCAGCGAGTTTCGAGGCATCGCCTGACGTGTCAGCCGGTGGCGTGCCGGACGCGGGCGGCGTGCTACTGGCAGGCGGTGTGCCCGCTGCGGGACTGCCAGCCGGTGCGCCGCCGTCTGCGAGTGCGGCTTCAAGTTTCCGATACGTTGGAATCTTCAACATGGTCGTTTACCCCGTGTGCTCTGTTGATGCGCGAAACGATGTAGTCCAGCACTTCCTTGTTGCCCAGCCGCTTGTCAGTTTCGCGTTGCGCTTCGATACCGCCTTTGACCCATGGGTTGCGGCCATAGCGGCGAATCAAGTCCTCCAGAATCTTAACGCCCTCGTGATGATTCTCAAAGACGCGGGCATAAATGCTATCGATCTCGCTGGGCATGCGCTAATTGACGACAAGAAAGTCAAATGGCGTATTGCCTGTTGCCGCTCCATTGGCCGTAACCGTAAAAGAACCAGCCCCAGCGGTGACGCGAACCGACGTCGCTGTCAAATCGGCACCGCCCAATTGAACCAAAATAGTCGACGCCGCCGTGACGAGTGAATTGGTGACGACGCAGGCAGTTGCCGCTGCTGCAATGGCTGCGCGTCCGCGTGGATTGTTGTTGACGACGTTGCCGGGTGTGCCTGACGAGTCGGCATAGACCGCCTGCAAATTGCTGGTTTTGATTGACGATGGAACGGTGCTACCGATCGGCCCAGGCGAGGCCAATGGTCCACCCGTGTAGGCACTGGGAACGATACAAGTAAACCCCGCCGCACCCAGTGTCGCGAGCGCTGTCGTTACATCGGCTTGTGCGGTCATGACTCTGCACTCAACTTGTACTGAATGTCCTTGAATGCTTGCTGCGTGATGCCGAGCACGCGCCACTCTTCGCCATGCGCAACCGTCACAGCCACGCTTGCTTGGTTGCTGTTGTAGGTCGTTTGATCTGCCCATGCGCCACCGGGCGCCGTACGCTTTTGCGTCTTGACGGTGTTCGAGCCGTCGAGGCCCGTAAGCGTTAAGCGCATGGTCGTGGTGCTTGACGGAATCACGAGGCCATCGCTTGCGTTTCCGCTAGCGGCGACTGCGCCAGTTGCAAATGTACCTTGTACTGCTTGAGACATAGATCACCCGTTGACGGCTTTCTTGCCGAGTTCAATGCTAGCGGTTTCAACACCCGGCGCGATCGCTTGCTTAAGCTGCTCTTGCTGCTGCGCCTCTTCACGATCGTCACGCATGGCCTGGATATCTTCGGCGCTGCGAATCAGGCTGCCATGCAAGCCCATAAGCTTCGCGCGCTCGCGGTCTGCCTCTTCCCAATCGTACACGTCCATGTCGCTGGGGCGTACTTGCGCCTTCGCAATCAGCCGGTTTTCGTATTCGTCCATGGCGCCAATGTCCTCGCGTTTCTGCGAGCGAGCAAGGGGCGAGGTAAACTTCACCGAGAATTCCCGGCCGCGCACCGACTCAGGCGGTGGGTTAAATATCCCCGGTTGACCCTGCGCCCAAAAGATTTCACTGGCGCGATAGGCCAAGTTAAAACACAGCTCCACTAATTGCTTAAGCCATTCCGATTGCAGCCGACCGTAGATCGGGCCGAGTGCTTGCCTGAGCATTTGCAAGCGCACTTGATACTCGTATGCCGTCTTTGCTGGACCATCGGCAGGCGGTAATGCATCTGCCATGAGAATGCGCTTTATCTGCCCTTGCAGTTTGTCTTGCATCGTCCAATTGACTTGGAAGTTGGCACCGGTCGAGAGTGGTTGCAAGCTGTCAGGATCCGCCATCACCACAACTTTGCGCGCACCAATCTTCAGCGTTCTGGCATTCAGCACGCCATCGTCGACCGCCTTCCACATGCCGGACACGGCAACGTCCGCCGCTGCCATCTCAAGCGTGGCCAAATAGTTCAAGCGCTTGATCGTCGGCAGCGCATCGTTCACCGGGCCGGTTGCGTACTCGCTGCCAGGGATACGCGTCCACCGCGGCACGATGCACGGGAAATCGCGAAAGCCAGATTCTTTGCACAAGCGCTTGCTATCGACGTGCACATGGCACGAGGCAAAGCGCATATTGCGAGCGAAGGCCGCATCTGGCGACCACACGGCACGCGGGTAGATCGCGTGGATAAATTGCACTGGCGATTGCGATTGAGTGCCACTGGCGGCACGCATCACGCTATCCGGCAGGTTATCCGCGCCAAAGTAATCGACGGCTTGCTGCGCCGTGAGCGTGTACTCGCGATAGATCGTATCGATCAGTCCGCCCACTTTGGACGCGGACACATAGCACGAGGCGAGCGGCCACTGCTCGAACATAAAGCCGCCATTTTCCTTATCGACGTCCACGAACTGCACGAACCAGCCGGCAACAACACCATCCAAATTACACTCAAAGCTTTCGCTGTCGAAGCTGCCTGAGTGAATGTTCGACCACAGCGCGCGCGATGACTCGCCCAGCCACGTGTTGCCCTCGTCATCGATGCCGCGCATCTCCAGTTCAAACCATAGCGAATTAGCCGGGATCATGCCGCCGCAAATGGTGGCTGTTAAATCGCGCGATGCTTCGGTTGCAGTCGCGTCAACGCAGTTGAATGCGAGCTTGTCGAGTGCTTGCTGTGCGTCTAGCTGCTGGCCGTTAAAGCCACTGCCGCGAATGGGGTGCGTGAAGTTGTAGCAGTCCTGCCAAACCTGTTCATGCGGTAGGCGATTGGATTTGCGAGAGCTTAACTCGCGAACGATTTGCAAGGGATCCGCAGCCATTTCCTTCAGTACAGCAGCGATTGATTCGACTGCGCTCCGGTCAGCAAGCTAGATCCACCTTGCGCGCGGCGTTTCTTTTTCTGGATTAAGCGCGAGTTCTCGTCGTTGATGATCGCATTCTGTGCATCGGTCGCAGCCTTGTCGCTCGCGGCTTTCTCTGCTGCTGCTTTCTCCGCTTCTTGCGCGGCAATCTCTTGGTCACTGGGAAATGTTTTAGTGGCCCACTCGTCCTGTTTTTTGATGAGCTTGTCGTCTTGTTTAGAAATCTGTTTGCCAGCGAGATACCCGGTCACTGGATCGCCACCAGTGATGCCAAGCCCTGTGCCAAATGCGCCCACCTTGCGCAGCGACTTACCCAATCCCTTGGTGGCAAACTTCGTGATCTTGCGAATGGCGCTGCCGCACATAGCGCTACCCGTTCGCCTGTGCTTGCGCGACTTCAGGGATCACCCAGCCTTGTTTCGTCAGCGTGTTGACTTTAATCGTTTTCGGGTCCACTTGGGATTGATCCGGCAAGCCAGGCGCCGGCGCGTTCAAAATCACCGGCTGCACGATCTGCGCAATGCCAGCCACGAGCGGCGCGTCGTCACCATCGGGCGGCAGGATCAACGACTCAGTTGGCGCCTCTGCCGGGGCTTCGGTCTGCGCCGAATCTCCAGGGGTTTCGACGTGCAGCGGACGTGCGTGCTTGGACATGAATCGGCTCCAGTGACGTGAGGTGAAACGGCAGCGGCGTGATGGTGCCGCCGTGGCTTGTCAAAAATCTTCACACACGGGCGCAGCTGAGCACGACCGGCTGCTTGGGCAGCTGCTCGCGTGGCTTGCTCGTGACTTGCACCCACAGCGCGACGAGCTCTTCGCCTGTGGCATGCGAGGGTGCCCCACCACCGTGCCCGTACCAGCTAATCGCCGCGCGCGTCTTGCCAATCTCGCGGCCAATGTCGTGCAGCGTCATGCCGTGCGAGACACGTAGCTCGCGCACCAGTGCCGGCCAGTCGACCATGAGCTTGCCGTTCACGTGGTGCATTGCCAGCCTTTCGCGTGCAGTACGCGCATCGTGAATTCAATGGCAGGCTTGGTGCGCTTTTCGACTTCTTGCGTGGTGAAGGCCAGCAGTGCGTGACCGGCGAGCGTCGCGTCGTTGCGCTTGCGCATGTTGCGCTGAATGTCGACCGGATGCCCGTGCGCGCCTTGCGTCCAGATACCGCCATCGATCTCAACGATCAGCCGGTACTCAGGGAAGTAAAAATCGAACTGCCAGGCGAGCGGCTTAGCGCGTTTGCGTTCACTTTGGTCTGATTTTTCAAGCTGCCACTGGCGCACGTACGAAGGCACTCGAAACCGGCGCAAGTCGAAATCAAAAATATCTTCGGCTTTGGTCTTGCTGCTGCGTTTGGCGTGACGCGCGTGCAATGCTGCGATCGCATCACTCGTGCTCAAATCGCCAATGGCAAGCTGCTGCGTCATAGCTGGTACATGTGCTTGACGAGTTGACGCATGCGCCGTTCACACTCGCGCTTGCCTTGGTGCGGCTTGTACTTGCTCGCCTTGCCAAAGAGTTCGAAATTCACAGCCTGCTGCGCGGTGAACCAATTGCGAAACCGGGTTTTCATTCGTCGTCCTCGCCTTCGCCAAACGAATTTAGCGGCAAATCCTGCTGCGCATCGTCCGCGCTTAATTCCGCAGAACATTCGATTTGCACTTCGTGATTGATTTGGCCTTGCAATCGCGCTGCACGAGCGTCAAGCGTTGGCACCGTGTTCACCATGAAACTGATTTCCGTCAAGCCACCGGGCTGCGGCTCAAGCTTGATCGATTTGATTTTGCATGACGTGAATTTAATTTCCTCGTTGTCGATCGAATGCACGATGCGCACGAGCCCGCCTTCGAACTTGTGCTTGAGTTGCAGCGGTTTGAGCTGCGGAAATAACGGCTGCGTCATCTCACCAGCACGATCGACGAACAGCGCTTGACGCGCTAACGGCTCTTGCAACAACGCTGCGAGCTCATGATCGTCAATCATCACGCCTACGATCGGGATGCTGTACGCAGTGACAGAATCCTCGCCATGCATCTCGCCACGCGCTTGAATTTGGTTGCCAATCTTCGCTTGCCGCAAACTAATGCTGAACATGTTTTTCCCCGTTATCGTTGTGAAATTGTGATGCGTGTAACGCGCGCGTGCGCGAGTATTCGCGTTATGCGGCTATCCCCTCGCCCTCCAATGGCCAAGTCCCAGTCACGTGCCGTTGGCGCAAATACTGGCGCCGATCGGCTTCGAATTCGGCACGTGTTTGTGGTTGCCAGAGTGCGCGCCAACGCTTGTGCAGTGCCTCAGTGAATTCGTTTTCGCCAACGGTTTCCTCGCTGTCGACCAAGGCGTAATCCGCGGCAATTTGGTTCTTGGCGGCGATAATGTTGGCAAGCGATGCGCGTGATGCGGCGCCGTTGAGTTTCAGGAATTCCAGCAAGCGCCGATTGGCAAACGCGGCGAAAGGATCTTGCGGCGGAAGTTTCTCTGCGGGTGCTGGTGCACGGGTTGTGGTGCGCAAGTCGCGCGAGATTTTCCACACGGTTGACACGCTCGGAATTTTCTCCGGTCCTTGCTCGCTGAGCACGAAATCAACCACGCGAACGAGCATGGCCAAGTGCATTTTGGCGAGCCCGCGCCAGTAGGATTCCATGCGTTCCGGTGTCAGGAAATACCCCGGAAAGCCGCCGATCATAACGGTGATTTGCTCTTCGAAAGCCTTGCGTTCAGTGCTGTGCATGATCCCTCTGGGCGCGATGTTTGCGGATAGTTTCGATGGGGATGAAGTCTAGCTCGCGGGCGATTTCCGCGTCGGTTTTGCCTTCCACCATGGCCCGCTCGATGGCTTCGGTTTCGAGTTCGTCGGCGGTTTTGAGATTGAGATTGGGCAGGCTGCGAGGCGCGTGGCCGTTGTGTTTGCCGCGGTCTGCCTCGTTGCGGCACCAGTTGCGCCAGGTGGCTTCCCAGTCGCGTTTGCGGGCATTGGCACCACTGGCCGCGCGCCAGTAGTCCGTGAACTTGGCGAACGTGCGCAGCGGGTCTAGGTGCTCGGCTTCGGCGATCAGTCTGCGTTCAACCGTGAGCAGCCAGTCGTCGGGAATGCGCGAAGCGCGTTCTAGACTCTTGGTTTTTTCTGGATTGGATTGGGATGGATTAGGATGGGATGGGATGGGATGGGATGGATGGCATTGCAAAATTTTAGCAATTGCTATGCCATTTGCCATTTGGTTGCTATCGTCTTGCTGTGGCTTTTGCCATCGTTTTGCTGCACCGTTTGCTCCTGCGGTTGCCCGCTTGTTTGCTATCTCGTTGGTCTTGTCGCGATGAGACTCCAGTCGCTCGTTGAACAGCCTACCGTCTCGTTCGGTGAACTTGGTTGATACGGTTGGCCAACAGACATCGAAGTTTCGCGGTGTGTAGCCAATCATCTTGGCCAGTTTCTTGGTGTCTGCCGGCAGTGATCCAACTGCCCATTGGTTCATGAGTAGCAACGCATACAGCGCACGTTCCTCGCCTTCCCATTCAACGGTAGCAGCGAGGAAATCCCCTACAAACATAGGTAAAAATGGCTGCTTGCTCATAAGGTGCCCGCCGCGTCGACAGATGCGTTCTCGGTATAGGCGAGAGGTTGGATCGACCGCGGGCTTTCGGGGTTTTTCGGTGTCGCGGCACTGGCCGAATAATCCGCGTCTTGGCTTTCCGCATCGGTGCGGCCCCCCAAGCTAGGGGTCAAAGGTTCCGCCGTCCAATTGCGCAATTTGTAGCGCAGGGTCGCCGCTGAAATGCCTAGGCGTCTTGCGGCGTCGCGCACATTGCCATCGCAGGCATTGAGGCGCCTAAGCACGGCGAATTTTTCAATGTCGGCGAGTGATAACAAATCCAAATCGGCGAGCGGGATCTGTGCGCCTGGCAGGAGGTCTTGCACGTGCTCAAGTACCTGCGCGCGATCGGCTTGCAGGCGTGGCGAGAGCGTTGGATTGGTCAATTGCTGGCGTTCCCGGCGCACAGCCAGAGCACTTCGAAGCGGTGCTGGGTGCGCGTTCATGCGTCTCCTGCCAGTGCGGCAAGCGTCGCCAGATTGATGGCAGCATCGTATTTAGCAAGTGCTTTGCAGCGTGTGCAGTTGTGCGCTTTGGGCTTGAATGGCCAGAGTTCTTTCACTGCCACGCACGTGCACGGCATCATGCGCAAGGCAGCAGCGAGATCGGTGGCGAGGGGTTGCCAGGGAGTACCGGGGCCCATGGCTAGGCCATTTTCCGGTGATTTGCGACCAATCGTAGCGCTTTCAGCAAGTCGTAATGCTGCAATTCAACCGCCGGCGGTAGTCCGCGGTGGCGCCAATTGTTGATGCGTTGCTGCCAGCCTTCGCCATCATCAATGCCTAGCATGCGGCCAAAGGCGGTAATGCCACCCACGTGTTCTATCAGGGTCGAAATTTCAGTTGGACTCATGCTGGATGATAAACACACCGTTTTCGTAATGTCAAATACTAGATCACTAGGGCGGCGTAAACAAATCGTTTGACACAAACGCAAACTAGGCGTTTAATGTCTCCCGTGCCGCGTAGTTTGCGGCGTGAAGCGGGAGAGAAGTGAACGTCGGTCAGAAAATTATCTACAAGGGTGACATGGCCAATGCCAGCGGCCAAGGCGCGATCGTTGCGATTCGTAATCATTCAATGGCTGGGACTAGCTACACGATGAATTGGAAGAGTGGGCAGCTTGAGCCGTTTGACAGTTCGAAGTCTTTCGACGTCGCGCTGGATGACGGCCGAAAGTTTAACGCGGTGATGATCGCCAACATCGGCGGCGAGTTCTCGAACAAGTCGAAGCGGTTCATGCTCGATGAGGGTATGGAGAACGCTGACGGCATTGCGGCGTTGATTGCTAGCGTCGAGGCGCGAGAGATCGATCTCAAGCAAAAGGCGGCGGAAGCTGCGGCGATATTCAAAGCGGCACAAGAAGCGGCCAAGGTTGCTGGCTTAAAGTTGGGGCTCATTCCCCAGGCTGATTTCACCAAGAGAGGCAGCGCAGCGGCCTACAACTTGCGGCTCGAGCTGAAGGCGGCAGGCATCAAGGCTAGCGTCAACAACAAGAGCTCTATCAATGTCACTTTGCAGAAAGACGCGAGCGACGAGCAAGTGCAAATTGCCAAGCAGATCGGCTCCAAGTACAAGGCTGGTAGTTTCGACGGCATGACCGATTGCTACGACTACGACCCTAGCGCGTGGGGCACTGTGTTCGGCGATAGCGACTACGTGTTTGTCCAGAGGGATTGGCAATGAACCTCGCCCGCGAAATTGCCCGCGCCTTTATTGCCAAGCAATACCCAGGCATGAAGTTTCGCCTGACTCGCAAAGCGACCATTGGCGTGCGGCCGGTGTTTGAGGTTGATCTCGGCAAGCCGGTGCTCGTGTGGAAGAAATCGCAATTTGACGGCTGCCGAATTGATATCGGGCAACTGCTACCGGGCGGCGGAATCAATTGGCAATGGCAGCCAGAGCGGAGTGCAATGCAATGAGCAAGATCGCCAACAACAGCATTTGGACCCGCGCCCGCGATGGCGCAATGGTCAAGATCACCGACAACAGCCGCGCGTCGCTGCTGGGTTTTTCGTACCGTGACCAATACGGCTTTATCGTCAACGCGCACAGCCTGATGGCTCGCGCCTACTTGCTGCGAGCCTACTCGCCATTTATGGGATGTGTGCAGTGATTAAGCGCAGCCACCAAACGTGGGAAGTAGGCCACCAAGTCAAAGTCGGTTTTATGTCTTTGATCGTCACAGCCAAGCAGCCCACGCCCGGTGATTACATGCCAGATGCCTACCTGCTGCGAAATAAGGACGGCTCGCGCGAGTATCGTTTTGTGCCGCACTACGGACTAGAGAGGATTGCTTAATGCGTAACACTGCCCGCCCCTACTGCCAGCACTGCAACTTGTTCCTGCACGCGCACGAGGTCGACACAGAAGTCGAGAACGTCACGTCTGAATTTTGGGGCATGCGCGAAACGACCCAGTTTAGCTACCTGGTGTGCGGCGCCTGCCGCAACGACATCGAAGAATTGCACCCGTGCGAGCGATGCAAGGCTGCGCTGCCGCAGAAAGGCTATGACAACTGCGCGCCCTGCGAGGCGATCATTGAGCAGCACGAGAACGCGGTGCTTGCCAATCGCTTGCAATTACGCGAGACGCTACGCGACATTGGTCGCACGGGGGTGATGTGATGACGCACAGAATTGAGACACAGGTCGCGGCCGCGGTCATCTCTGCGGAGTTGTACCGCGAGGCGATGGACGCAAACCCGAATGA